CTCATCAATTAATCGATTTGAACGGACAATTACTGACTTTTCTCTAAAATATTCTTCTAATTTAGCGATTACTAATGGTCTTGTCTTCATTGTCATAGAAAAACCAGCTACCATATTTCTATCTTGTGTTCTATATCTATTATTTATTTGATGTTCTGTATCTACATACTTTAAATCTTTACTTGTGTAAAATAGGTTTTCGTATCCTCTATCAATACATTGTTGTAGAGCAGCCCAACCTATATTGTTGTTTTCAACGACTAATAAAGCGTTGTTATATTCTGTGGCAACATTGACACATAAGTTACCAAAATCTTTTGTAGACATTCTACCCTTATATTCAGCTACCTGTTCCATAGTTTCTATTTCCATCACGTGAAAAGCTGAGTAATCTGAACCATCTCCTCTACTAACATCAGCACTCAACACATAATCTTTTGTGTAGTTTGGTGGTTGCCATATCCAAAGGTTACTATCAACACCTCTTTTTTCTAATGGGTCTTGAGTTTGTCTTTCTCTATACTCCTCTAATATAACACCATCAATAACAGTTTGACCTGAAGTGATAAAGTCACAATCACATTCTTGAGCCGCTAGTGAAGGACCCAATAGTTTGTCTTGTTCTTTTCTCCACTCATCGTTTCTTTCGGGATGTAAATTCCAATGTAACTTAATCCAATTCCAATCGTTTGTTCCTTCTTCAGCACCAACCCAAGTCTTATGAAACCAATTACCAACACCATTAGGTGTAGAAAGTGCGATACATTGTCCACCAGTAGATAGTGTCTGTGAAGCAGCAGCCCATATCGGTTCAATCTTATCAATGAAAGCAGCCTCATCAAGTATTAGAAGTGATAGAGCTTCTGAACGACCGCTATCTTCACCGCTTGATACAGCTTTTATCTGTGAACCATTATTATATCGTAAAGATAGTTTGTTATCTTCCGTACATTTTTGTTTTAACCAAGAGGGTAAGTTGGCGTGCATTACTCTTACCTTAGTTACTAAGTTTTTAGCAGTATCTTGTTTAGTAGCAATAACTAATATGTTTTTATCTTGCCCAAAAGTCATCATCCAAAGTGAGTATCCTGCAGTTAATGTTGATAAACCTAATTGTCGTGCTTTCAAAATAACATTGAATCTGTGTTCTTCAAAAGTAGCTAAAGATTTTTCTTGGTATTCATACAAATGAAAAGGAACTTTACCTTTCATTGGGTGCTGAACAACACAATACTTCTTTAGAAAGTATACAGGATCTTGAGCACACTTTTGATACTCTTTTTTGATTACCTCTTTTAGAACACCTGGTTTCATTATATCTTTCCTAAAATAAATCCTATACCTAACCAAAGGTATTGATTTTCGTACCATTTCTTTTCAACTAAATCAATCATCTTTTCATTAGCTTCGTCACGTGATTTCAATAAATCAATTTGTTTTTTCTGTGCCAACATTACTAATGTATCTAATTTTGCCTGTTCTTCTAATTTAATAATAACTGAATCAGATTTAGCAATAGTAATCTTTTGAAATTCTATCAATGTATTAGCTTTAGCAATCTTATCTTCCCACTGTGCATCTCTTTGTTTTATCATCTCTAATGCTTCTTCTTTGGTAAAAGTATCTTGACTTCTAACCATAGACATAGCAAAAAAGATTACTAAAAAATATTTTAATATCTTCATACTGAGCCTCATTTACTTTTTGCAAACTTTCTTAAAAAGTCTTCTGCTGATTCTACTTCATCATTATCATATACTTCTTGCATCTTTTGAGTTTTCTTTTTGGATATAGTGAGTTTTCTTTTTAGATTACCTATTTCTTTTTTAGAAGCCTTTTTACCACTTTCTAATTTTTTAATTGTTTCTTCTACTTGCTTTTCTTGTCTTTTGTTTTCTTTAATAACTTCTTTTAGTTTTTTGACTTCTTTATTCTTAGCTGCTCCAGCTGCAAATAACCCACCAACCAAACCTAAAAATCCAAGTATTATTTTCCAAATTTTCATTTTTCGTTCTCCAGCTTTTCTAGTTCTTCTGTAAACTTTTCTATAGCCTCATCGGCTTCTTTTGTTATCTTTTCTAAATCGACATTCCATTTTTCTTTTTCTAACTCAGGATAATTTACACCAACATTGTTGTGCCATTCAGGAGCTTTTTGATTTTTCCACTCTTCTAATTTCTGTAAGTTGTCTTTTATAAAAGAAATTTTGTTTTGTCTAATTTTTTCCTTAGCCCACTCGTCATAAGTACCATCAATTCTTTTTTTGTTTTCAATCTCTATTTGACAATCAAAACAATGGTTAAACATCATCCACATTTTGTCGTCTAATTTTTTCTTCATAATCTTATCACAATTAGGACAGAACATCGGCATTCTGGCATCAGCCATTATTTCTGATAGTCTACTAACTTTATCACCACCCTTTTCTTTTTTACCTTCGTAACCAACCATCACTCTCTTTTCGGGTGTTCTACCAGATAATAAATCGCCTAATACTTTGTTTTGTCTTTCTGTTTCTTTACTATATGCCATAAGCTACCTCGTATATTTTAACATACCTAATATTTGATTTACTGGCGCAAATGCACCTGTGTATTTAAATACTTTTCCTTTAAATACAAAAGTAATTCCTTCGCTTGGAATTATTCTATCCAAACCACCTAACGCCTTTAATCTATCTAATTGTGTTTTTAACATTTCCATTTTAGATGGATCTTTGGCATTTTTTACCTGTGATATTACCTTTGTTAAATCATTTTTCATTTTTTGTACAGCTTTATCGGGATTAGCTGCTATAAAATCTTTCATATTACTTAAAACTTCAGCACCTAACTCAAAGAAAAGAACTTCCCAATCTCTAATATGTTTCTTTTGTAATTTAGAGTGGTCGTTTTTGTCTGTAGATAAAACCCAATCTAAAAATTTAGGATACCTTTTCAAATCTTTTTTTATTGTTGGTATCTTATACGACTTATCAAAGAAAGCCCATCTTTTAACTAACTTCATTAAAATCCTATTATCAGGGTTTTTGTAATCAGTTTGTTTAGCACCATTGAATATAAACTCTAACCAATAGGCTTGATGATAATCAGACAAAGTATCTGTATCTTTTAATTTATATTCGTTTTGAAGTTTCTTCAACTTACCTAAAAAGTAACTTTGTCTTTTACTAAAATCTTTTACCTTTGGTAAATTGGCAATAAATGGTTTTGTAATTTTAAAAGCCTTTTGTATATCTTGATTTATCTGTTTTATCATACCAGCTAACATTCTAGCACTCTCTCTATTCTCTCCCATTGGAGTACCATCAGAATCATACTCTATCGTTCCGTGAAACTGTAACAGAGCTTTATCATAAGGTATTACATTTGCTGTTTTAGGATATATAACTTCTAAAGACATAAACTTNTTACCCTCACCAAAGATTTTATCTTTTTGTGCATCTGATAACTTTGAAACTGCTACCTGTAAATCTCTCATAGCGTAAGTAAATGCTTTTTCAATTTCACCTCTACCAGCAAACATATTCTTTACACCATTAATATCTAAAGCACCAGCACCGTGGTTTTTAATATGTCCTTTGTTACGAGCTGCGATAAGTTTACCATTTTTCCAACTTATCATTATATTCTGTCCATCAGTTTTTTCTGTAACTGCTCCTTCACTACTAAGGTTACCTTGTAGCGTATTAATAATTAGTGTTTTAAAATCTGAAAATGTAAGATTTTTATCATCGAATGGATGGCTTAAATGTCCGTAAGCTCCTCCCATAAGCAATAACTCCTTTTCTTTAGTTCTTTGTTTTAATTGACTTTTACTTTCTATGTTTTCAAATAACCCATCACCATCTTCATCTGTGTAAGAATCAGCATCAGCACCAGCTGCAAACAAACTACCTATAATATTATCTATAGCAGCTGAACTTCCCATCCAACTAACTATTTCCCATCCCAATGGTCTAACAACTTCTTCCATCCAAGTTTTATATTTATTAACAGCTGTAGTAGAACCATTGGCTTGTCCGTGGTCTAAGTATGTTAGAGGTACTGAATGATAATTTGTCTCTATACCATTTTTTGCTCTATCATCTAACACATAATCTATTACTTTCCAACCAGCTTTATCATATAATGAATTTAACCATTCTGTAGAAACCTTCTTATAATTTGCGTAATCTTTGTAAAAAGTAGACGGACCGTCATCTAAGTTTCCGTTTAAGGTTGTGTTGCTTTCTAATAAAAACTCTTCTATAAGTTCATCTGTTAATATTAATGATTCAAATAGTTTCTTAAAACTTTTTGTCATCATATTATAGACACCCTTATCAAAGTATCCAAATGAACTTTTAAACAACTTTTGTCTTTGTTTTTCGTCTATGTTAGGATCTCCTAATAGTTGTCTCATTTGAGTACCACTAACATTACCTGATTTTGGTGCTGTTATAAAATATCCGTGTAAATCAAATCCTTCTAAATTATTTTTGTTTTTCAAAAAGTCTTGATAGTAAGTTTTACCACCACTCTTTTTTGTGCCAGCTTTTAACCTACCAGCATCCTTTTCACCAAAAGCGTAAACTACTGCTGTATCATCAGCATTAAATTTTTTCAAAAGATTGTTTGCTACATAAGGTGATTTTTCTTCTATGATTCTATTTTTAGGAATACCCATCTTAACCATATGTTGAACTTTTTCTTTGAAGTTCAATGGATGTCGTGGTGGTTGTTTTATATTAGATGTAGTTATGTAAGCCTCATCTACTCTCTTACTTAACCATTTGTAAGTAGCTAAATGTCCACTATGAAATGGTTGGAATCTACCACCGAATACTCCTATAACTTTTTTATTTTTTTTTTCGACCAAATTAGATGTACTATCCCCATTATCAACAATAGAATATACAACACTTTCCATATACGAGTCAAGACTTTCTTTTATATTTTTTGCTTTTTTATAACCACTACCATAAGGAACTGAAGTATTACCCATCTTCTTCATCTTCTTTACCATCTTACGACTTGGTGATGGTAGTGTGCCAGCAGGTGCTCCAAATTCTTCATTCTTCTTTTTGGTTTTCTTTTTCATCTTATTGATGTATGCTCTGTAGACAGCAGCTTGTGAAGTCTTACCCATCTCTCTAGCTCTCTGTTCCATAGCGACAGCTGCTTGTATTTTATGTGCGTGTTTTTTACCACTACCATTTATCTTACTAACAGAAGCTTTAGCATCTGCAACTGTAGCAAACTTTAATCCTTTGATTGTTCCTTTTGGATTCTCATCTGTATACAAATCTGAATGTTTCTTTGAATTTCTTCTTTGTCCTTTTTTACGAGGTATTCTTGGAGCTTCGTTTACTTTTTTCATAGTACGAAATGTTGTAACTTTTTTACCATTGATTGTAGGCATTCCGTGTTCGTCTTTTCCTATAGATTTAACTACAACCTTTTTATTTTTGAATCTTCCTGTAAGAATGGTATCTCCTACCTTTACAGGTATTTTTACACTTTCAAAGAAACGAGATTGGCCAGGATCTTTAAATACTTTTTGAAATTTCTTTTCTTTTCTCATCCAAGCTTTTGCAATTTTATTTTTGGGTTTCATTTTCAAAAATTTCTTTACACCTTTGTCCACCAACATTTTAAATTTACTTTGTGCTTGTTTTGCACTAAGAAATTTGTTATTACCAACAACTAAGAAATTACTCATACCAAATAAGCCTTGAAAGAATGCTAAATTATTTTGAACATCTTGCCAACTCTTTCTAACAATCTTTTCAGGAACAACTCTGTCTCTTTCTTCATTTCTTTTTAGAGCAACATCTAAAGATGTATTGACAAAAACCATAAAACAATCATAACCTATAGCTTCTAACTTTTGTTTCTTTTGTTTTACAGAACTATACTTATGTCCAGTTCCATCTATGATTACGCCCAATCTACCTTCAGTATATAATCTTAATCTTTCTTTACTTAGTGATTTAGCAAATGCTCTTAAACCGCTTGTATCGTAATCAACTGGATTACCATCTCTATCACTACC